CTGTCAGTGCTTTTATCTCAGCGTCGGTTAATCCTAGATCTTTGAGTTTTTGTTTACCAGATGCTTTATTATTTTCGCGCGTTGCATCAGCGTCTTTAATTTCTTGTATTTTTGCATTAACATCAGCTTCGCTTGGCATAGTAGCACCATCTTTAACAATTTTAACGTATTGATATTGCATACGTTGATCGTTAGGAATTTTATTTCCATCATTATCATGCGTTTTCCAAGCATACCAATTACCACCATTAAAAGTTTGTAAGGCTGCTTGTAAATAATCTTTAATCATTATGCACTATCTCCTAATCTTTTAAAAACAAAGTAAGTGTAATTAACATTTGTGTTTCCTTGATAATCTCCACCCCCAGCACCTGATGCTTTAGCCGTTGCTAAATCAGCTACTTCTGTCCAAGAAGATCCGTCCCAAGATTCTGTTTTAGCTGATCTAGGTGGTTCTAATCCTGCAAAAGCTAATGCTGCTGTGCTTGACCCTGCTCCAGATATATCAGTCCTAGCAGTGTTTAGATCACTAACTTCAGTCCAACTACTTCCATTCCAAGTTTCAGTTATTGCAGTAATAGGCGGAGTTCCTCCAAATCCTATTGCAGCTGTTTGCGACCCTGATCCTGATAAAGCTTGTCTAGCTGTGTTCATATCAGCTACCTCAGTCCAACTGCTACCATTCCAAGTTTCAGTTATAGCCACTATAGGTGAAGTTCCACCAAAAGCTATAAACGATTCTGCATCTGCTCCTGCACTTCCACCTGAACTTCTTGTTGTATTCATTTCTGCAATTTCTGTCCAACTTGATCCATCCCAAGTTTCAGAGGCTGGACTATTTGGATTACCTCCAGCA